CATCACCTGAAAGAATCACTAAAGACTTAATGCAACGACTAATCAAAGGAACCCAACATGAGTGAAGAACAGAAACCTGCCGGCATCACCCCTGAGGAGCTGGAAAAGAGAACGAGGGCCATCCGCGATGCTGCCGAGATGGGACCTTACATCCCCGACGAACTCAAAGCCCAGTTGGAAGCCGGCCTATCCCCTGAAATGCGCACAGCGGTCTTGCAGTTGCAGATTCTGGCTATCAAGTACGGGCGCGCACTGGAACGTAGGGATAGCCGTCCTGTGGTCGTTCACCAGCGCCGTAAGGATAGCACCCCGTCTGACCTTGCCCTGAAGCTAGTGAACCGTGCCGGGCAGCAAATCGAGCAGGACTCGAAAGTGCACCAAGTTAACAGCGACAAAAAGATTGACATCCTTGTAGCTCCAGGATTTTTGGACGTCACAACCAAGCACTGAAAGCATCAGTAAAAACTTGCCTTGATACATCGGTAACGGTTACCTTGGGACATCTAATGGAACAGAGGATATTTCAAGGTGCCGATTACTTACATGCACAATGGGAAGCACCAAGCTGGTGAGGAAACCTATCGGCTTCAACAACGCATCTTCGAACTCCGAAGAGACAACGTCAGCTTTCCCAAAATCGCAGCACAGCTTGGTCCAGAGTTCGGTAAGCCTGAAGGGTTTACCCAAGGTTGGATATACAAGCTCTACAAACGTGCGCTCAAAAATATCATCTATGAAGACGTTGAAAGTGTCCGGAAAATGGAACTTGCTCGGCTGGATGAACTGCAGCATTATATCATGCAAGTGTTGCAAGGATTCCAGCCATTGGTTAATCGTGGCACCATCGTGGTCGACTTCATGGAAGATGAACACGGTAACATGTTAAAGGATGAAGAAGGCAATCCAATTCCAATCAAGCTACAAGACGTTTCCGTCAAGCTGAACGCTGTCAATGTGGCTATCAAGCTCATGGAGCGCCGTGCACGTATCTTGGGTTTGGATGCACCTACAAAGACTGCGTTGACCAATCCCACCGGCGACAAAGAAGCGTCACTGGTTCAATACTATTTGCCAGAAAATGGGCGAGACTTAGAAGCTATCGATGTTACCCCAGAACCAGAAGCCGGCGAAAGTTGAGCGCCAAGTAATTAGACCGCAGAAGGGACCTCAGGAAGATTTCCTGAGTTCGTCTGCCGATATCGTAATATATGGTGGTGCAGCAGGTGGGGGCAAAAGTTGGGGTGCCCTGCTTGAACCGCTCCGCCACGTTACCAGTAACAAAAACTTCTTTGCAGTCTTCTTCCGCCGAAATACAGTCCAGATTAAGAATCCTGGCGGACTATGGGACGAATCAATGAAACTCTACCCTTTTGCGGGAGGGCGACCTGTCAGCGCCATATTGGAATGGCGGTGGCCAAAGGGAGGGAAGGTCAAGATGGGACACCTGGAATATGAATCCTCGGTGCTTGACTGGCAAGGCTCACAAATTCCGTTGATTATCTTCGACGAGCTTACCCACTTTAGCCGTTCCCAGTTTTTCTACATGCTATCCCGTAACCGGTCAATGTGTGGGGTGCGCCCTTACGTTAGAGCAACCTGTAACCCTGATTCGGAGAGCTGGGTGGCAGAATTCATATCCTGGTGGATAGACCAAGAGACTGGATACCCCATAACCGAGCGAGGTGGGGTTATACGCTGGTTTATCCGCTTGGGTGAGAACCTTATATGGGGAAACTCCCGAGAGGAGTTAATCGCCCTTTACGGCCATTTAAACGCCGATAAAGACGACGAGGCTCAGGTGCGTCCCAAGTCGGTTACCTTTATCCCTGCGAAGCTGTCCGACAATAAGGCGCTAACCAAGGCAGACCCAGACTATCGTGCCAACCTCATGGCGCTGACTCGGGTGGAACGTGAGCGGCTGCTCCATGGGAACTGGAAGATTAAACCCTCCTCGGGGATGTACTTTAAAAAGAGCGAAATAACCATCGTCGACCAGATGCCGGATGACATCATCAAGTTCGTGCGGCGCTGGGACTTTGCCGCCACCGTCCCGACCGAGACGAATCCTGACCCGGATTATACAGCCGGTGTTCTGATGGGCAAAAGGCGCAACGGGAAATATATTATTTTGGATTGCGTCTGGGATAGGAAGCGAGCGGGTGATGTCCGCGAGCTGGTAAAACGGGTTGCTCAGAACGACAGCTACAAGATTAAGATTGGCATTGCCCAAGACCCGGGTCAGGCCGGCAAGGAGCAGGCCGAAAGCTACGTCCAACTGTTGGCCGGCTTCAATGTGGAAATAGTCAGGGAAACCGGCGACAAGATTACCCGCGCCGAACCCTATTCCGCACAATGGCAGGGAGGCAATATAGAAATCCTTCGTGGGGCATGGAATGACGCCTTTATCACCGAGCACGAAGCCTTCGGGGACGGGAAGGGGCATGACGACCAAGTGGACGCGGCAGGGGGCGCGTTTACTATGTTGGTGGGCAATTCACTTTCCGTCTGGGCTAAGCTGGGTCAGCGGTAAAGATTGCTCGCACTGCCCTCTGTCACGGGGCAGGTCGTGGAACCTTACTTGGTGTTGAAGCTGTTCAGGTATGAAAGCTGGTAGAGCAAAATGTCTTGTGCGATTTGCCCAGCATTCACCCGTACCAAATCATTGCGTATCAACTGGGAAGCAACATCATAGCACATGTTCTTTACTCCAGGCTCGCACTGGTTGTAATCGGCAGGGTAGTTAAGCAATATCCGAGCTGCCGCCCACATCCCAGTTGAACCGCCGATTGCATCATATATAGTTTCGGTCCTGCTTTTTACTTGTTCTACTGTTTTCATGTTAGTTCTCCTTGGTGGTTGTTGATTAGGTCCCTTGACCTAATGATTCGATTATAGGCTTCTATTTCTTGGTGGCAACAAGTTTGTTATGAATAAAGTCCACATGACGATGATGGGCATTGGTAACTTTCCAAGCAAACGCTGCCGATGCTGCATATCCAAAGATTATTGATAAGACTATGATGAGTACAATGTGGTAGTTTTTCATTTTGAATTTCCCATAATAAAAGCAACGATAAGTATTGCGGCTGCACCAAAGTCAAACATCATCCACCAGAGGTCTCCCATTTTCATTCCTTTTCAGTTATGCTGCCATCTTTGTTTAGAACATAGTTCGGAAAATCGATACAATCCTGTTTGCGGGATTCGCGGAAACGATTTGCCGCAGTATTCGCTTTGTAGCCACATTCAACCGCTGCCTTGATGAACTCTTCGCGGGTAGCCCAAGGACAATTGAAAGCTGCTTCACGAAGGATGCCGGACTGGGTTATTGGCTCGACCCAGTTTTCCTCAATCCACTGAATTGTGGCAAAGCAGCCGATGCGTTCGTTTTGCTCGGCGGTCAGTGCTTGGTCTTGGGTTGGGCAGTCGTTCATTTCATTCTCCTTAGTGGTTGGTTTTACTTAACTTTTGGTTCTTCGATTTTGATGAAGCAGTTTTTCATGTTTGAATAATGTTGCTCCAATTGTTCGCCGGTATCTTCACGGGTAGTGAAAACAGTGAGCCCTCTAAATCCGGTTACAAGGTAAGTGGCTTTCGTGAAACGGTTGACCCACTTTGAACCGATTGTTACAAACTTCGGTTGGTTACCTTTTGCCATTTCCATCTCCTTAGTCAGTTGTACTGCGAATGATTAGATTATATATCACCCAATCTAGGTGGCAACACTTATTTAACGAAATAATGCATATAATAACCTCCTAATTTAGTGGCATCCAAATACCTCTAAATAAGTAATTTTGGCAACCTATAATAAGGGCTGAATTCACTTTTGAACCTTTTTGGGCATACCAATGGTCGATACCTTCAAACCTCCCCGTTCCAAAAGTATTGTCAGAACTGCCCGAGCGGCAGTAACTGCAGATACCAAGGCGCGTGAAAGAGCTGTGAAAGATGCCTCCAAGGCGCGCAAGAACGGCTCCACCGTTGACTCCTTTGTAAACTTCGCACATAACCTCGGGGTTGGTGCGGATAACGCATTGTCGAGTGCCTCCTATGGATTCAATCCAATCTCCCGTAACAGAACTCAACTTGAATGGATACACCGCGGCTCATGGCTGGGTGGCGTAGTTGTAGATTCAGTAGCCGATGATATGACTCGGGCAGGTATTGAGCATATTGGCACAATGAAACCTGACGATATGGAAGCACTAGATGAAGCCGCTGTTACTTTCGGCATCTGGAATGCTATCAACGATACAATTAAATGGGCACGCCTTTATGGCGGCGGTATTGCCGTAATGCTCATTGACGGTCAGGACCCCGAAACACCCTTCCGACTCCAAACTATCCGCAAAGGTCAATTTCGTGGGCTCCTGAGCCTTGACAGATGGATGGTGGAACCAAGCCTGATGGACTTGGTCACCGAGTACGGCCCGAATCTTGGCTTGCCGAAATACTATAGAGTAACTGCGCAAGCTCCTGCTCTTAGCGGAGTCAAGATTCACCACACCCGATGTGTCCGGTTGGAAGGTATCAAACTTCCCTACTGGCAACGCATCATGGAAAACTTGTGGGGGCTGTCAGTCATTGAAAGATTGTACGACCGGATGATTGCGTTCGATAGCGCCACTACTGGCGCGGCACAATTGGTTTATAAGTCTTATCTGCGTACCTTGAAGGTTAAGGACATGCGTGAGGTAGTAGCAGCCGGTGGAGATTCCCTCATTGCCCTGACCCGCTATGTAGATATGATGCGCAGGTTCCAAGGTATTGAAGGTATGACGGTGATTGACTCCGATGATGATTTCACCGCAGACAGTCACGCAGCATTCGGCGGCTTGTCAGATGCCCTCGCTCAATTTGGTCAACAGTTATCTGGCGCCTCGGGCATTCCTTTGGTTCGTTTGTTTGGCCAATCGCCGGCAGGCTTCAGTACTGGGGAAACCGACCTTCGCAATTATTACGACACAATCAAGCAGCAACAGGAAAAGGAATTGAAAGTCCCTGTGGCTATCATTTATCGTGCACTCGCCGCTTCGGAAGGCATCCCCCTGCCGGAAGGGTATCGTCAGAATTTCCGTAGCTTATGGCAGCTTTCAGATGAAGAGAAATCGAATATTGCCCAGACCGATTCTACCTCTATCCTGAATGCGGAAGAGAAGGGCACCATCGACCGCGGAACCGCTCTCAAAGAGCTCCGCCAGTCCAGCCAAGTGACTGGCCGTTTCAGCAATATCACAGATGAAATGATAAAGGATGCCGAAGGGGAAATGGCTCCTGAAGCATCTGAGTTGGTGGCCAAGGCAGAGATGGAAGAAGGTAAAGGTGAGGAAGCTGTTGCGAAAAGCGACGACCCAAAAGCCAGTGACCCGAAGCCATCCGCGGACAAGAAAACCAAGACTACAAAAGATGCTGCTAGACCTCAAGCAGCCGGTGTTCTTTATTGCTCGGGCGACAATGTCCTGCTGTTGAAGCGGGTGGGTCACGAAGCACCTTGGTGGGACTTGCCCGGAGGTGGGGTGGAGGCCGGCGAAACACCGAAAGATGCTGCCATCCGGGAAAGCCAAGAAGAAGTTGGGCATACTCCAAACACCTTATTTCCGCTTGTAACTGATACCTCAGGTGGCTGCGATTACACAACTTTCTTTTCCGGAATAGCTAACGAATTTACCCCAGTGCTCAACGCTGAACATTCGGAATTCAAATGGGTCGACATAGATACCGCGCTTGGCATGCCGCTGCATCCCGGAGTGCGAAAGTTGTTGGAAAAGGGAATATAAAATGGGGTTCGTCGAAATTGAGATAATTGCAATCTTGATATTCTTGGTTATGACCTTGTTGGCTGCGTTCGTCTTCACGGAAAGTACAAGAGTTCATCGAACTATCCGTGAAGCCGCTTTCGTTATTGTGGCAATATCGGTTATTGTCACAATTGTTAATCCATTTGTAGCCATTTTACATATTTTAAAATGAGTACTGCATTGCGAACTGCCGATGAAGCTCCACGGAGTTTTCGGGCCAGACAGCAAAGGTTTCAAAGGAGCCGTAAGGCGGAACTGGAGTATGCTCGTAAACTTCGTTCTATTGCCAAGCAGGTGGGGAATATCGTCTCAGGTCTTGCCCCGAATGGGGTAGTGAAGAATCGCGAGCAGTTAATCAAGGCTTTGAATGCCTATGCTGCGATGATTGAACCTTGGGCAAGGTCGGTTGCGCAGCGAATGATAGATGATATTGCGCGCCGTGACCTTACTATGTGGTCAGACATGGGAATTGACATAGGGCGGAACCTTCGGGATGAAATAGAAAATGGCGACACTGGCGAAATACTGCGCGCGTCTTTAGAGGCACAGGTCCATTTGATAACTAGTTTGCCCCGAGAAGCCGCACAACGCGTGCACAAGCTGACGTTGGAGGGTTTGGTGGATTCCACAAGGGCTGCTGAAATCTCCAAGGAGATAATGCGCTCCGGTGAGGTAACAAAGTCGAGGGCGAACTTAATTGCTCGAACGGAAGTAGCAAGAACCGCATCGGAATTGACCGCATCACGTTCTACCAAGATTGGGATTACGCATTATGTGTGGAGAACCAGTGGGGATTCGGATGTGAGGGAAAGCCACAAACACATGAACGGAAAAGTAATCGAATTTAAAGTACCCCCAGAAGTTGAACCCGGAAAATATTATCACGCGGGGCAATTTCCAAATTGTCGTTGTTATATGGAACCAGTAATCCCCGAAGAGGAGTAACAAAAATGAGCAAACATATACATATCCATCTGCCGTCCAAAAAAACCAAGGATGCTACTGTTGGAGACGCCTTCATTCCCACTTATGCCGAGTACAAGTTGTGGTGCAAAGTGAACAATGCTGGAGATCCTCAGTCACGGGTGACCTTCACCAAATACTGTAGAACACTGGGGGTCAATCCTCGTCAATCAGCAGAACTGGCTACTAAGTTCAAAATTGGTCAAGCATCGAAAGACGCCTCCTCTGTTGCACAAATCCAGAAGGAGATCACCAACGAGGAACGCCTGTTGAAAGCCCGAGGTGAAACCAATTCCACCCGTCTGAAGATGTTGAAGGAAGAGTTGGAAAAAGCGAAGGTTGGGGACGAAGGCGAACTGACCGGCAAGGTCGTCTACCAACAAGGCAAGTGGTGGTATCGCAAACCGAATACTGTCCTGCGTTACGGTCCTTTTGATACCGCATCCGAAGCGGCTGAAGCTGCTCGGGCAAAAGGTATCACCATGGATGCTGCCAACCACATGGGCGAGAAGAAGTACAACACGTTCGCAGCTTGGAAAGTAGCTTGTCGCGTAGCGAACCCTTCTGTGGTATTCGAAGGTGACAAGGACATCTGTAATGCCAAGCCGGGTGTTGGTGAGTGGGATGGAGAATCTGGAGTTGTGTATAACAAAACCAAAGACGCCATCCATAGCGGGTCGGAATCCGGCTGGGTACAGAAGGTGAAGGACAGCTACCCGGCAGCAACGTTTCGGCCCCGTATAGGCAAAGTGGTGGCCCGTGTTGGCGACCAGACTGTTGGTGAATACAATCCTCAGAAGCGCCTTGGCAGTATTGTGGATAAATAACTAAACCTAGAAAAGGAGATTCAAAATGAAACAACTGTTCGGAATACTTGTCGCCCTGCTGATTGGGGCAGGAAATGCGCAAGCATACCAATTGTACACCAATCTCGGCACCATGGACGTAGCTTATGCGAACACCCAAGGAGTCAAGCCTTCTTATCGAGTCCAGATAAATGATGTGACTCCAGTTGCCACAGCTACCGATGTTTTGACTCTGTGTGGTTCAGCAACGAAGGTTATTCGAGTTACTAAAATCGAAGCCTCTGCTGATGCTACCGGCGCTGCAATGGTCGACTTTTATATCTATAAAAGAACGGTAGCAAACACAGGGGGAACTTCCGCTGCTATAACCGCTGCTCAAATGGATAGTGCTGATGCTGCACCTTCTTCTATTGTGTTGCGATATAGTGCAAACCCAAGTGCTCTTGGGGCCGGCGTATTGGTAGCGGGTGAGCATTATGAAATTCCTGCCACTACTGGGAATTCTTATTCGTCTATTCCTTGGAACGAAACTTTCGGGACACGAAATGCCAAAGCCTTGGTCCTTCGAGGAACGGCACAATGTGTCGCATTCAGCCTGAATGGAGCTACTCTCCCTGCCGGCTTATCTTTGTATGTCGGTATCGAATGGACTGAAGAATAATGAGCACTGTCCCCGCAAACGAACATGAGCAAAAGGATACTTTCACGGTGGATGTTTTCGTGCCTAATCATCCGGACCGGTCAACCACTCCCATCTTCGCAGCTACCCGCCGAAAGTTGATTTCCAATAACCCGGAAGCATGCTGTGAGGTTTGCGGAACGAAAGAGGAGCTCGAGCTACACCATGACCTAGTTGAATGGTGTGATTCGGAAGGTGTTGACTGGGAGAAGGTGAAAAAGGATTGCCCCGATTTTCCGTGGGCGACTTTCGACCCAGCGCACCCAGAAGTATTTGTGGATTCAGAATTCAATGCCAAGCGCGTGCTCTGCAAGAAACATCATACCGGCAAGGACCATGGTATCCACATGATGCCATATCCAACTTGGTTAATGCAGAAACACAAACGAAATGATTTTGTGTTTTCACCGGACGAAGAAACTAAAACTAATTAATCAAGAAGAAAGTAGATCCCTTTTAGCAATAGTATGTTGCCGAGTATTTTCGGTAAGATAATAATGAAACCTCAATAACAGATTGCCCAGTAACCCCCGAACTTAGTATAAAGGAAAATCAAATGAAAGCACACTTGTTCAAGATTCTTGCAGTCGCATTGTTGATGGTGAGCACTTCGGTCCTTGCCGATTCGTACCCCTTCTCGACCCCCACCTACATCCCAAATCTGCGCGTAGCTACCGTTGCTGCCGCATCCGGTGTTGCCAGCACTTCCAATTCCCTGAACAACATCGGCATCGTCAGCCTCCAGATTACCGGGACTTGTACTTCGTTGAATGGCCGGTTGGAAGGTTCCAACAATGGGACCGACTGGGTTACATTGAACCTTTATCCGAATCAGGCCATTGCTACCAGTGCTGCGGTGACCTCGGTGACGGCTACGGGAATCTGGACAGCGAATGCAGGTGGCCTGAATTATGTCAGGTTCAACAATTCAGCGGTCACAGGTTCTGCGTGCCTGATTACCATAGCGGGTTCGCCTACTGCTTTTGCGTTGCCTCACTAAAAAGAGGTAACAAATGGCATCTTCTCGCCAGTCGTTTTATGTGACGCAAAAGATTGGTCCGAAGCAAAGCATGACCCCAGAAGGGTTCTTACTTTGCGAGGAAGTGCCGGTAGCTCGCACAGGAATGATGATTTACGGCCCGGATGAAACTCCAATTGAAGCTGGGCCAGATGGGATAGTTAAAATCTTTCGCGAAGCGGTAGATGTTTTCAGTCCCAAAACAATTGCAAGTGCTTTAGGTAAATCAGTTGTCGATGACCATCCTGAAGAAGACGTTTCACCTGCTAATTGGAAAGAGTTAAGCTGCGGGTTTATGTTGAACGTCCGCCGCGGTGATGCAGCAATGGACGATTTGCTTCTTGCCGATTTAATGGTAACCACCCCTGAAGGAATTGAGGCGGTGAAGTCAGGGAAGCGTGAAGTTAGCCTCGGTTACGATGCAGATTATGATGAAGTGAGTCCGGGTGTTGGTAAGCAGTCCAACATTATTATTAACCATGTAGCATTGGTCGAACAAGGAAGATGTGGTCCTCGTTGTGCGATTGGTGACAAACGACCGAATTTGAAAAAGGAGCTTACCGTGGCAAAAAAATCGAACAAGTTTTTGGACAAGATGAATGCAGCTCTACATCGCGCTTTCAAGGCGAAGGACGCAGAAGAGCTGGAAGCCATCAACAAGGAGGTTCAGGATGAGATGGGGAATGAAGCCCTGACCACGAATGATGAAGAAACCGGTGGCGAAACCCACGTCCATGTCCACTCAGGTGAGCAAGGTGGTCGTACTGGTTTCTCTGATGAAGACTTCCAAGCGCACGTTGACCAGAACGAACGCGAACATCAGGAAATGCGTGACCGCATCGAAGCTCTGGAGCAAATGATTGCCAACGGGCAAGGTTCCGCGGCTACCACCGGCGATGAAGACCTTACTGATGAAGAAAAAGCCGCCAAAGCTGCCAAGGGTGAAACAGGTGATGAAGAAGCTGAAATGGCAAAAGCTATCGGCGACGAAGTCCCTGAAGAACTGGCCGAAGAAGCCGCCAAAGCAAAAGATTCAGCATACTTGGCAGACTCCTTCCAAGATACTGTGGCAATGGCCGAGATTCTGGTTCCGGGCATTCGCATTCCCACATATGACCGTGCAGCAAAGCCCGGCCAGACGTTCAAGAAAATTTGCGGGCTTCGCAAACAGGCGTTGGATATCGCCTATGTGCAGCCGGCTACCCGAGGCGTTATCGAAGATATGCTCGGTGGGAAGACTCTGGACACCAAGAACATGACTTGTGATGCTGCGAGGATTTTGTTCCGGAGTGCTGCAGCAGCTCAACGCTCGGCGAACAACTCGAGCAAGGGTAAAGCAGCAGATGCTGTAGTCGCCAAAGGTCCAATGACAATTGCGCAACTCAACAAACTGAACCGCGAGCGTTTCCCAGTCTAATTAACCCTTAACCCACAACAGATTCAAGGAGAAACAAATGAAGAAAACGACCCGTATGAAAACCCGCGATGTGGCATTTACTTATCGCATGGGTGCCGGCTTTCCCGGTGATGTGAACCGTACCCATCCAGTCGATATCTTGGCTGAGTTGATTGACGCTGCCGCTCCTCCCACCAAGTTCGGCCAAGCCGTGCTTCTGGGAGCAGCAAACGCAGGCGTACGTCCTTTCACCACTGGCGATGCTTCGCAGGCTGGTTACGGTGTTACGGTTCGCCCGTATCCGTTCCAACAAGCAGCCGCATCTAACTATGGTGCAGCAGCAATCGGGGCAGCAACCCCACCTGTGACCGGTGTCATTGACGTAATGCGCCGTGGCTACATCATGGTGAACCTGCCTTCCGGTGGCACACCAGTCAAAGGTGACGGGGTATATGTTCGCGTAGCAGCCGCTGCAACGACACACACACCTGGCGACTTCGAAGCCGGTGCCGATGGCGGCAACAATGTCCTGATGACGAACGCAATCTTCAACGGCTCCCCAGATGCAAACGGGAACGTTGAAATCGCATTCAACATCTAACCCTTAACCAACTCAGCAAAGGAACCATCATGAAGAAATCAGTTCGCAGCAAGACCCGCGATATGCAAACTTTCGACTCCGGCTACCGCTCTCTTGATGCAGCTGGTAACCAACTCGGCAAACCCCTCGGCAACGCATTCCGTACCGCTGATGGACGTACTGTGGATTCCACAGGTGCCTTCCTCGTAGGCGAGCTCGAACGCCTCGATATGACGCTGCATGAGCCGCTCGCCGCGGTTACATGGGGCCGCGATATCGACCTGCGCGAGGACGTCACTCTGGCCGACGAAGTTTCCAGCTTTACGCTGTCGACTTTCGCTTCTCAGGGCGGGCTCGGCTTGGGTAACGGCATCGGCAACGGTAAGGCATGGATTGGCAAGGACACAAACCAAATCACCGGTATCTCTGCTGATATCGCCAAGGTTCCCCATCAACTGCGTCCGTGGGCGATGGAATTGAAGTATACCATTCTGGAACTGGAATCCGCCGCCAAACTGGGTCGCCCTGTCGACCAGCAAAAATTTGAAGGCCTGCAGCTGAAGCATCAAATGGATATCGACGAACAGATTTACATCGGCGATACCTCCACTGGTGATACCGGTCTGGTCAACAACAGCTTGGTTACGAATGTCTCCAACGTTGCAAACGGCGTGAGCGGCTTCTCGGCATGGACCAAAAAGACGGCCGACGAAATCTTGGCAGACGTCAACACCATGTTGACTTCGGTCTGGGCTGCTTCTGCATGGGCAGTGATTCCCGGTCGCCTGATGTTGCCGCCAGCGCAGTTCGGTTACATCAGCACCCAGAAAGTTTCGCAAGCAGGTAACGTTTCCATCCTGAAATACATTCAGGACAACAACCTGCTGACTACTTCGGGCAAAGGCAAGCTGGAAATTCTGCCGCTGAAATGGCTGATTGGTGCAGGTGTGGGCGGTACCATCGGAACTCCCGGTGTTGACCGTGCGGTTGTGTACACGAAGGAAAAGCAGCGCGTACGCTATCCAATGACCCTGTTGCAACGTACACCAATCCAGTACGACAGCATCTATCACAAGACGACTTACTTCTGCCGTCTGGGCGCTGTTGAAGTGGTATATCCGGAAACCATCGGTTACTTCGACGGTATCTAAACTATAAAAAGAAGCGGGGGTTTCTCCCGCTTCTTTTAACCATTCAAGGAGACCTTTCAAATGTCCGAAAAGACTGCACCACCACCATGGGCCGCAGGTGCTGCGACTCCCCCAGCTACCCCTCCGGCAGCACCGGCCCCTGCCGCGCCGGAAACAGCCCCTGCCGCGCCTGCCGCTGCTGAGGTCACACCACCAGCACCCGCTCCGGCTCCAGCGCCTAAAAAGCCCACCAAAGCTGAAATCGAAGCTGCTGCCAAAGCCAAAGCTGAAATCGAGCAAAACGAAGCCAAGCTCGATACCGAGCAAAACGAAGCTCTCCAAAAGGCTGCGAATGCTGCCAAAGGTGAGACTGAAGTCGTCAAGGAAAAAATGGTAACTGTCACCGTCCCTCGTGCTTATAAGCTGCGGGTGGATGACCACATTGAGGTTCCGTACAAGGCCGGTATCCAAGAGATGCCCGAGTCCCATGCGAACCACTGGTGGTCAGTTAACAATGGGGTTGAAGTTTATACCCCCACTTCAAAAGCATAAGGAGTTTCACATGCCACTTGAACAAGGTAAGTCGGAAGCAGCCCTGAAGCAGAATATCGCTACTGAAATTGAAGCGGGTAAAGACCCGAAACAGGCTGCGGCCATTGCTTACTCTGTTCAACGTGCGCATGATGAATACGTCCCTGTTGCAGTATCGGTGTTGCCGGATTCAGTTACACCGGCTTCTCTGAACGAGCAAAATCGCAACTACTGGAAAAACGCAGGCGGAGAGCAGTCATAATCCGCTTTTGAATACTAGGTGGGAATATGACTATTTTAGCTGCACAATTCAGAACAGATTATCCGGAATTTGCTGACGTTACTGCATATCCCGATTCGGCTGTCACCTACTCCCTCACCTTCGCATACTCAATGCTGAACGCCGCTGTTTGGGGTTCTCAGCTTGATATTGCTGCCGAGCTCTATGCGGCACATAACTTGGCCATCGAAAAGCGCGCTCAACTTGAAGCTGCTAATGGCGAAGTTCCCGGTACCACTACCGGCCCAATCAATAGCAAATCTGTGGACAAAGTCTCCGTAGGATTCGACGTAGGCTCTGCTGTCAATGAAGGTGCAGGACACTGGAACTTGACCATCTACGGAACTCGCCTGTATCGTCTTATCAGAATGTTTGGTGTTGGTCCACTCTTTGTCGGAATAGGTTCTGTGCCTCCCGGCAGCGGATTAGCATGGCCCGGTCCTCTGACAACTCCAGGAATGAGCAACTTCTAGGTGGCATCATGAATATTAAAAAAGGAGCTGTCGTTGTCATCAATAAACTGCCAAAATTACTTGCGGCAATAAATGGGCTGACAATGCAGAGTGTTTATGTAGGCGTACCAAGGGATGAAACGGTTCGGAATGAAACCGGACCTATGAACAATGCAACCTTGGCGTACATAATGGAGCACGGTGCTCCTGAAGCTGGAATACCAGCTCGCCCGTTTCTGATTCCGGGAGTTGAGGAATGCAAGGACAAAGTCGGCAAGCAATTAGCCGCGGCTGCGAAGGGTGCAGTACAAGGGAATAAGATAGGTATTGAGGAAGGGTTAGGAAGGGCCGGAATGGTAGCGCAAAACAGCGTGCGTGCCAAGATAAACAGCGGCATTAACCCACCTTTGGCGAAAAGTACATTGGCAGCTCGTAGGCGCCGTGGTCGTACCGGCACAAAGCCTTTGATTGATACGGGCCAGTTGAGAAATTCGATAACATATGTCATAAGGAAAAAATGATGCCCAAGAAAGTACATATCCATATTCACAAGACCGCGGACGCTGTCGAAAAGGACCCAAGAGCGGTTCAAGCAAAACGTGCCGCCATTGCGGCGATTAAATCCGCGCAAGATAAATGTGAAGAATTGAGGTCCAGTCTTTTGGATACAGATGATAGAAACGAAACCCGTTCAGCTGAATCTTATCTTCGCAATGCGCTAGGTAAATTGAACGAGGTTGTGAGCGCCTGACATGGGAATGTCCATCGCATCTCAGGTAGTTCTTGACCCGTTGTTGGCGGACAAGTTCTCCCGTGTGCGAAGGGCAGAAACCATAAGTGTTGTAACCGGCAGGAGCTCAGTGGCTAGCGTCCAAACAGATAACCTGATTGGCGTTGTCACAATGTACAAAGATATTGAAACCATCCGGACGGAATTTCCGGAGGTCCAGTTTTCCACAAGGGTTATCAATGTGGTCACAAAGGCTAACTTGCAAGCTGCCATTGCTGGGTACCAACCAGATTTGGTGATATGGAGAGGGGACAATTTCATAGTCCTCCAAGTGAGCCCGTATCCCCAGTATGGGAGTGGATTTTATGAAGCTGTTTGCATGAGCATTGATTTGGCGGATGCAGCAATATGAGCGATAGTTCAACAGGGGGGCCGTTACTCCAGACATCACCGCTGATAGCCAACTGGTTTGATGATGATGTTTTGTTTAACTTCTTCCATGATTTTATAATGGGATTAACCGGATTGGCAGGGGATTTGATTATCCCAAGATGGCAACTGGAGCCTCCGAATATCCCAACCAACGCCAACTGGTGTGCCTTTGGGATTAACAGCTATCAGTCGGATGTGTACGCGGCAGAAATAATCCAAGCGAACGACAGTTATGAAGTTCGCAGGCATGAGACGATAAACCTTTTGGTTTCGTTTTATGGGAATAATCCGGGAGGATATGCGCGAACCTTCAGGGACGGGATGCAGCTTTCACAGAATAGGGAATCGTTGACGTTGCAGGGGATGGGATTGATTGAAAGCGGTGACATTGTCCAGTTACCGAGTTTGATGAAAGAAAGATGGTTAAAGCGCGCAGATTTGCCTTTTTCGATTCGCCGGCAATCAGTGCGTACATTCGCGGTTCTACCTTTGCTAACTTCGCAAGTTGGATTGGACAACGAGCATTATACATTAACAGTTAACAACTAAGGAGCAATATTATGCCGCAAACAGCACTCCCCATTAGCCGTTTGGTCAATGTATCTATTAACCTGAGCCCTGCGCCAGCACAGATGCAAAACATATCAACCCTTTTGATAATGGGCGACAATGCCGTTATCGATGTGGTGGAACGCCTGCGCACTTATGCAAGCATCGATGCTGTTGCCGCTGACTTCGGAACCTCTGCTCCCGAATACCTCGCAGCTTTGTTGTGGTTCGAACAATCCCCACAACCAGTCAGCCTCCAGATTGGCCGCTGGGCACAAGCAGCATCTATCGGCAAATTGGTTTGTGCACCATTGACTGCTACCCAACAACTGCTTGCCACATGGACAGCAGTTGTAGCAGGTGCCTTCGATGTAACCATTGGTGCAGCGGTAACTGCTATCACAGGTTTGGACTTCTCTGCCCAGACAAACCTGAATGGTGTCGCTGGAGTTATCCAAACTGCCTTGGCAGCAGCAGTAGCCGGTACCACCTGTGTATGGAATGCCACCTACTCCCGATTCGAAATCTCGGACGGTGGGGCAACAGGTGCACTTTCGAAAATCTCCTTCCTGTCAGCTCCGGCGCTTGGGACTGATATTTCAGGTATGTTGGGCGGTTTGGTCTCCAGTTCCGGCGCATATGTTGCAGACGGTATCGCAGCTGAAACAGCCGCCGATGCGGTTGCCCTGATGGACAACAAATTTGGGCAAGGTTGGTACGCTCTTACGCTGCTGGGTGCAGCGGATGCTGACCACCTTGCTGTAGCTGCATTCATTGAAGCGGCCAATAACAAACATATCTACGGGGTGTCGACCAATGCTGCCGGAACCATCTCCTCGATAGATACAGCGAGCATTGCTTACCAACTGTCCCAACTGAAATACAAACGGACAGTTGTTCAGTATTCTAGCTTGAACCTGTACGCGGTTTGCTCCCTGCTCGCGCGAATCCTGACCACTGATTACAATGGCAATAATACGGTCATCACTTTGATGTACAAACAGGAACCGGGCATTGTTGCTGAAACATTGACCGCTACCCAAGTGGATGCGATAGCTGCCAAGAATGCTAACGTCTTTGTTGCTTACAACAACAGCACAGCAATCATCCAGTCCGGTGTAGCCTGCTCCGGAGATTTTCTCGATATCATTACGGGAACCGATTGGCTGGCGCTGGATATTCAGACCACGCTTTACAACTTGCTGTATACTAGCACTACCAAAATCCCACAAACGGATGCAGGTAACCATACTTTGGTTACGGGGATGGAATCGGTATTGTCGCAGGCTGTTATCAACGGGCTTTTGGCTCCGGGAATATGGGAAGCTGGCGGTTTCGGCGCCCTGAACCAGTATGACTTTTTGCCAAAAGGTTTCTACGTTTATGCCCCACTTGTGGCAACCCAGAATCCAGCCGACAGGGCGGCACGGAAATCTGTAGCATTTCAGATAGCGGCAAAATTGGCAGGTGCCATTCACACTGTTAGTGTATTGATTAATGTAAACCGATAAGGAGAAATAATGAAGACATATTCATTCCTCGATACCAACTGTTCGCTGTATGGTCCGGGCGGTTCAATTAATCTGGGTGCTGGTTCTGCTGCATCCGAAGAAGGCATCACTATTGAAGCTAACAACGATATAGACAGCATGGCAATCGGAGCAGATGGTACTCCGATGCATTCTTTACATGCCGATAAATCTGGAACTGTAACAGTTCGCTTGTTGAAGACTTCTCCGGTGAATCAGAAGTTGGCACAGATGTATGCATTCCAAACTTCAACCTCCCAGAACCACGGTCAGAACACAATTGCCTTGGCAAACAACGTCACACAAGATGCGGTAACGTGCCAGATGGCAGCATTCAAAAAAGCGCCTTCGCTCACTTATGCAAAAGAAGGTGGGATGAACGAATGGGTGTTTAACGTGGGTATTATCGACCGGATGTTGGGTGGTGCAACGTGAATTTAACCCTCCATGGAATTAACTATGCTACCAAAGGGAAGCTGGATGCTTTTACCCAGCTTCACATTGCCCGGAAACTGGGTCCGACTTTACCCATCATTGAAGGTTTAGTCAAACCTGAAAATGACGAAAAGGGCAAGGACCTTGTTACGGTTTTGATGCTGTCCCACATAAGTGATGAAGATACTGAATATGTCATCCGGAAATGCTTGGCAGTAGTGGTTCGGCAACCCGAAACTGAAGGTCCTTTCGCACCTATTCAAACCCCTCAAGGGTCATTGATGTTTGATGATATTTCAATGTCGGATATGCTGGGACTTACCATCGGAGTCATTGAGGAGAACCTCGGCGATTTTTTTCGTACATCCCTCGCAGATTTGAAAGCGGAGGAAAAGAAACTTCCGGCTTAGTTACAATGGCCGGAGAAGAAGATTGGCTTCTTCGACCAGTTCTGCGAGGGATGTGTCGTTATGAATCTTTACTGGATGGGCGGTTGCGGTTGGTTGATATAGTAAAGATGAATGAAGCCTTAGATATTTCCGACGAAAACGAAAGAAGGATGCGAGATTAAAAATGAGCAGCTCTGCTGAAATCTTACAAGAATATCTAGTCAAACTCGGCTTCCAAACTGATGCCATTTCCCTCAAAAAGTTCGATGATGGTCTGGGAGTAGTTGAAAAGAAAATACTCGGCTTGGGAATGGGTGTTGCTGGGGTTGTAGCCTCGGTAGAAGCCGCCACCGTTGCGTTTGCATACAGCATGCGCCGTGTTTATTTCGACTCCGAATTATCCGGGTCTTCTGTCAAGAACATGAAGGCGATGGAATATGCCGGTAAGCAAATCGGTATATCCGGCGAAACCATGGAATCAGCAATTCATGGAATGGCTCAAGCAGTTCGTCTCAATCCCGGTCTAAAAGGTTTGGTTGAAAGTTTCGGAGTCCCAGTCAAGGGCAGGGATATGAGCGATGTAATGTTGGATTTCGTTCGGGCTACTAAACAGATGCCGGAATTTGTTGGCGCTAAGTATGCCGCCATGTTTGGTATCGACGCAGACACCTATCACCAAATGATTAACCACATGGATACCTTGATGGCCAAAAAGAAACAGGCTCTCAACATGTACAAAGATTCCGGTGTTGACCCTAAAAAGGCCAAAGCTGCAATCATGGAATTTACCCAAGGTCTAGACAAATTGGAAATGCGAATCAACTTGCTCGGACAGGCTTTACTTATTCGGTTCGTCGGCCCGTTCCGGGATGCCAATAAATATCTCAACGGATTAATTGACTCATGGATGAGGTTGGTCAACCTCCCTAGTTGGAAAGACCAATTCATGAATCCGATGGATATGGTAAGCAATCTTTCTAAAAGTCCAGAATATAGTGGTGGTATTGAGAACTATGCAAAAAACTCGGTGATGGCTCCTCTTAATTTGGCAAACGACTTAGCTAAAGACCTTATTAATTTTCTTAATCCGTGGGGACATATTGGCGATCAACAATTCTCTATGGGCCCCGACTACCAACCTCCTTCGTTGATGGGATTCCCTTCTTTACCTAGATTAGGCAACAGTACTCGTTTAGGTAGCTCGAACGGTTCTGGAGGCAACCTAGTTGTTCATACCGAAGTTAACGTCCATGGAGTTTCTGACCCGCACAAAGCCGGACAAATTGTAACAGATAAGCAAGCCAATGTGGCCAAAAATATCATTCGCGATTTCAAAGGAAACCACCAATGAGTGAATCCTATTCTGGGTTTGTCAAAGCAGGTGCCCAACAGGGGCTAAACGCCATACAAACTTTACTGATTCGCCCAGTTAGGGGTATTTACGGGCCACAGTTAAACGATGGGACTGTTCTTGGTGACATTATTGCCCAAGCTACTCTCGAAGAAAAACACCACGACGAATTGGAGGTCACCGACCATCCAGTTGAACAAGGTGCCGCTATCGCTGACCATGCCTTCAAAAGACCTGCGGAAGTTACGTTACAGATGGGGTGGTCAAATAGCCCTTCCAGTGCAGGTAGCTTGGCTGCTGCTGGGGCAGGCTTAGTATCGGCAGTTAACCCGGCAGCGGCCCAGTTAACGAACGCATACGGGCTTGTAACGGGGATACAATCAACCTTAGCTGGCGGTGCGTCAGATAAGATTCAAGCAATGTACCAAGCCTTGTTACAGCTTCAGGAAACTCGGGCACTGTTTGTGATATATACCGGCAAGCGGGTTTACACTAATATGATTTGTAAGAGTTTAATGACAGAGACAGATTCCAAAACTGAAAACTCATTACTCATAACGGTCGTATGCAAACAAGTCATCTTGGTCAATACTGAAACAGTGTTGCTTTCCAAGAATAAAGTCAGCAATCCCAAGCTCAATGCATCCCCGTTAAATCTGGGCAAAAAGAGTGCAATTTTAATGGGGTCAAAATGAACATATATGAAATTCCTTTGACCAATGATGCTCAGGTTTTTTCAATCGATTTAGCAGGCGTTGAGTATCAAGTCAATTTGTACTGGTGCGATGCTGCTGAAATATGGGTTATCGATTTGGCAGACAACGCTACTGGAACTCCAATTTTGTCCGGTATCCCTTTGGTCGCTGGCCCAGATTTATTAGCCCAGTTTGCATACTTGGGAATTGGTGGAACCCTGTCTGCATATACAGAAGGAGACCTCAATTCTCCTCCCAATTATGATAATCTAGGGGTAACTGGAAAAGTTACCTTCACTACTCCATGAGTAATACCACCCAGTGGATTCGTAAAATCGGCCTGATTGTGTTTTCAGGCAACAAGGCAATAGACCTTTCTGAATTCCGTATCAAGTTTAATACACAAGCCGCATCTGTGGAAACCCCGAACTCCGTTGCCATCCGCGTTTACAACTTAGCCGATGCTACTGTTCAAAAAATAACCGAGAAGGGTGAGTTTTCAGACGTGGCACTTAACGCAGGATATGAAGGTGGCAACTATGGGCTAATTTTCAAAGGTACCATCAAACAATACCGAATCGGCAGAGAAAGTGCCACTGACAATTATTTGGATATCCTAGCTTCGGACGGGGACCTCGGTTTCAATCAAGGATATATTAACACCACTTTAGCTTCAGGATACACTTTAGAAGATGTCACCAAGGCTTGTCAGGCGGGGATGCCTTCCACTACCCTTGCTCCGACTGGTGGGATTAAATTTTCAGGTGGGGGGAACTTTCTGAATCCACAATTAAGGGGCACAGTTCTTTTTGGCCTTCCTCGAATTCATATGCGAAATTGTGCTGCCACTTTGAACGCCGCTTGGTCGATTCAAAACGGTGCACTGACACTTATTCCAAAGACTGGATATCTTCCGGGCGAAGCTGTAAAGATTAACGTTGGAACCGGTTTGATAGGAATACCTGAGCAAACTGACGAAGGGGTTAACATAAGATGCCTTCTTAACAGTAGCATCAAAGTGGGTGGGCTTATTCGACTGAACAATAAGGAGCTACAAAGGCTCATGAGCTCTGGAGGAAACCCTTACAATACCCCCTATAATCAAAGAGCTGGTATACAGTTTAACGCACCTCTTTCAGATGATGGGACTTACATGGCTTTTGGAATAGAGCATGAAGGCGACACAAGGGGTCACGATTGGTATACCAATCTCATATGTTTAGCGGTAGATACTACTGCACCGGCTAGCAATTCGGTAAGGGCTCCTTAACAATGGATAGAAGAGAAAGATTCGAAAGCCTAGAAGAAGCGTTGCGCGCTGCCTTTGACGGTGAGCGAGCCAATCTGTGGACAGCTCTTCCGGGAATTATCCAATCTTTCGACCCCGTAACTCAAACCTGTACTATCCAGCCTTCAATCAAGGCGCTGATGACAAGTCCAGCAGGAATCAGGAGTTGGGTTCAGTTACCTCTGCTGGTAGATTGCCCGGTGTACTTTCCGAAGGGTGGGATCTTCACTATGACATTTCCTGTTGCAAAAGGAGATGAAGCATTAGTGGTATTCTCCTCTCGGTCTATTGACGCATGGTGGGCGAGTGGAAACGTTGATATCCAATCCCCGCTCAGAATGCATGATTTGTCGGACGGGATGGTGTTTGTTGGATTTGGTTCAAAGCCGAATATAATTTCTGGGATCAGCACTGACACTGTCCAGATTCGGTTGAATGACGGGAGTGACTTTATCGAGTTAGCCGCGGACGGTTCCATCAACCTAACTAGCTGGACCGGGATGATAGCAGCTTTCGGTATGAACGCAATTCCGGCAGGATGGCTTGCTTGCCCAGTAGCACAGACTCTGGTTAGCACGGTTTCTTACCCGAGACTATTTGCGAAGTTAGGTTACACTTGGGGAGGTTCCGGAGCTAGTTTCGGGATACCTTACTTCGCAGCAGGTTACGTACCGATTCATGGAACTGCTGGTGTGTTGAGTCATGGCAAAGTGAAAGATCACATTCACCCACAATCACCAAATACGATGTTATATGTAGGTGGGGGTTCCGCAGCTAATGGCTCAAGTCCATATCTTATAACGGGAGGTATTACCGGGACTCCAACATCACCAGAAGGTGGAGCAGACAACTTGGCTGCGGGTATGGGTGTTCAACTCTGTGTTAAATACTGAGGACAATATGAAATATCGAAAACTTGACACCGCGGGAGATTACACCTTTGGACAACAGGGGGCGAACTTCTACAAGGATACCCCTGAGGCGGTTGCCCAAGCCATCCAGACTAACTTAGGACTCATTCAAGGTGAGTGGTTCTTGGATACCACAATAGGGACTCCATATCAAGCTCGCATCCTCGGGATGGGGAGGTTGGCTACTTACGACCAAGCAATCAAAGAGACCATTCTCAACACTCAAGGAGTCAAGTCGATTTTGACTTATTCCAGCAGTTATGAACCAACAAGTAGAGCTGCTTCTGTAACTTGTACTGTGGATACCGTTTATGGACAAATCGCAGTAACAATGAATTATGCCTACAGCTCTTCTGGAATGCCATCCTTATTGGATGTGAATTTTATACTGAACCAATCATTATTGGGATAGGAGATATCATGAAAAAATTGATTTTGTTAATGGGGTTGTTCATTTCATTTTCTGCCAATGCTTATATCTTTACAGCAGGGCAACCGCTGACTGCTGCACAATTGAATGCGGCGTTTGCCAATGCTCAGATTACTAGTGGTACAATTTCAGGAGCAGCCATTGATGGTGCTGCGATTGGACAAACGGTTCCTGCTGCTGGGAAGTTCACATCCTCAGGGGCTACCTCCGGATTCTACCTGAGTGGAAAACTCCTTACCTCTTCCACCCCTCCAGTCATAGCAAGCGGGTTTGGGACCACTCCAACTTTTACATACTCCAACGGTACTGAAACTTTTGGTATCAATGTCGGAACTGGCGGGACAGCTTCTTCTGGAATTTTGACTTTTCCGTCATCTACCACAGGGTATACTTGTCTCGTTGGGTTCTATGGTGCTAGCACAAACATGAGAACTTATGCTGTTGCGACATCGACTACCTCCGTGACCGTCACAAACGAAACCGCAAGCACTGGAGCAACTGTGGCTTGGCCTGCTTCAACGGTCTTAGACTTCATTTGTAAAGGTAGATAGATATGCCCACTTACCCTCTAGCAACACTGGCTCCCACCGTAGGCACAACGGGCATTTCTGCCCCTTCCTACAGTGACATATACCAAAGCCTCATTGCCACTTTCCAAGCGATTTACGGCTCGGATATCTATGTCTCTGCGGATTCACAAGACGGGCAATGGTTAGCAGCTTTGGCGCAAGCTATCTATGATAGCAATCAAGCAGCGGTAGCGGTATTTAACTCTTTTGCCCCTGCATTCTCACAAGGGATGGGGTTATCGTCATTGGTGAAAATCAATGGCCTCCAGCGCCTTATTCCGACTCATTCACAGGCTGTTGGAAACATTGTCGGGGTAATTGGCACGGTAATCACCAGCGGTGTGGTTCAAGATTCAAATGGGCAAATGTGGAACCTCCCTACAACTGTGACTATCCCAACAGGAGGTTCAATTGCGGTTACTGTTACAGCTCAAAATCCGGGCAATATTAATGCCGCCATCGGAGACATTAATAAAATAGCAACCCCCCAACTAGGTTGGCAATCGTTTTCAAATACCTCAGCAGCCACTGCAGGCTCGCCCGTTGAGTCTGATGCTGCTTTGAAACTTCGTCAATCTGTTTCTGTTGCATATCCGGCACAAGCAGTCATTGATTCTATCTCTGCAGCCATAGCCAACGTGCCGGGTGTCACTCGGTATTTGGTCTATGAAAACAATACGGGAGCTGCTGACACAAATGGGGCACCCGCACACTGCATCTACCCAGTGGTGGAAGGTGGCGACCTCACCGCTGTTGCTCAAGCCATCGCCAATCGGAAAACACCGGGCGGACAAACTTACGGAACTACCTCGGTTTTGCTCACATCCCCCAGAGGATTGCAAGCTGCTATTAACTTCTTCGTTTTAGCATATACCCCTGTGTACTTCGCAGTGACCATCAAAGCACTCGGTGGATATGTGGCTACAACGGGTGATACCCTTAAAGCAGCTTTGGTTAGCTATGTAGCCGCCATGGAGATAGGAGAAGATGTTTACTATTCGCAAATGCAGGCAATTGCTTCTTTAATGAATGGTCCTTTAGGTGAGACCTTCTATTTGGTATCTTTCTATCAAGGAACGGCACCTGCTCCCGTAGGGACTGCAAACTTGGCCATAGCTTTTGACCACATTGCACAGTGCCCTCTAGCTAACATTGCATTGACCACCACGTAAAGGTTATCCAATGCCCGGTTCTACTTATTCATACACCAAACTCATTACCTCTGAACATGCTGACAAAGCCAAGTTCATGGCGACTGTGTCTGCCTCTTTCCAACCGTTCGCAGACCTTTTAGACCTCTACTCACAAGTTCCAACGCTTTATGATGTTGACCAAGCTGTAGGGGCACAGTTGGATATTATCGGGCAATGGGTAGGTAGAAATAGAAATTTGTCTCTCCCCATTGCGGGTGTATATTTTGCTTTTGATACTCCCGGTCTAGGGTTCGACCAAGGAGTATGGTTAGGTCCGTATGATTCAGCTACTGGAGTGGTTTCTTTGTCAGACCAGTACTTCAGACTCCTGATTAAATCGGCAATCATGAACAACCAATGGAATGGAAGTTTAGCTGATGCCTATTTGTTTGCAGGGCAAGTTTTCGATGCTTTTGGATATTCATTTGTAATCAATGATTATTGTAATTTAACTATGTCTTTAGAGATACAAGGACCGGCAAACCCTCCACCTTTGGTCGTAGCTTTATTGACAGGTGGGTATTTCGATATCCGCCCAGCAGGTATCCTCATTTCATCATATATTCACCCTTAGAAAGGTTAAACCATGCCAGTCAATAATTTTAAAGCCTTTGCTAGCGACCCAGCAGCAAACGTAATTACACAGTCTGCGTACGAAGCACTTACGGCTTTAATAGCAGACGGTTTCGCAACGGGTACAGCGGAATCTTCACAAGTTAATAAAGTGGTTAGGCAGAGCTCCATCATGGCAGCTGTACTAGCTCAGTTGATTTCAGACCAAACAGGTCAGGATTCTATAGATGATGGAACCACTACAACTTTGTTGGCTAACCTGAAAACAATTATCACACCTCCCGGTACGCTCATCTCTTACACGGGTACGGTTGCTCCACCGGGATATTTGCCCTGTCCTTCTTCGGTAACCAACGTTAGTAGAACTACTTATGCTAACTTATTTGCAGCCATCGGAACTACTTGGGGAGCAGGTGACGGTGTTACTACTTTCGGTATCCCGTACTTTGCACCGGGTTATGTTCCTGTACAGGGGACGCCGGGTGCTCTAACGCATGGTGCTCTCCTATCACACACGCACTCTCCTCCCGCAGGAGGTACTGGATTCTTATATTTTCAAGCTGGTTATGGAGCTACTTATGTGACTCCCGGAAACTTTTTGAATCCTGTGGTCAATAACACCACCTCTGCAACAGGCGGCGCTAACAACTTAGCTGCCGGTATGGGTGTCTTAATTTGTGTCAAATACTAAGAGGAAATTATGAAAAACTACTATTTGTTCGACCAAACTACTTTTGAATATCTTCCTGCACCCGCGGGAGTACTTTATACCGCCCATCCAAACCCAGAAGAGCCAGGGAAGTGGTTGGTTCCTGAGTCAGCAACCCTATTGACTCCTCCTCCCTGCGTGGAAAATCAAATTCCAATATTCACAAATGGAAAATGGACAATCCAACCAGACTTCAGAGGAGAAACTTGGTTCGATGCTCAAGGGAACGGGGTTGAAATAGTGGATATTGGCACTCCCCCGTCTACTTTAACACAAACTCTTCCTCCTGCAATTATCTTGGAACGTGCTAAAGCTGACCAAACTGTTGCAATAGACCAAGCGTGTGCTGTTGCCATTATGAAAGGGTTTACATCCTCAGCTCTTGGGGTTCCTCACACCTATCCATCTAAAATGGAAGACCAACAAAACTTGGCAGCTAACGTACTATCATCCACTTTACCGAACGGGCAGGTTGCCGGATGGACAACACCACAGATATGTGCTACTCAAGACCCGACTCCAGTCTGGGCCTATCTGAGCCACACAGCTGCTGAAATTCAGCAAGTGGGAGAAGATGGAAAAGCCGCGATTTTGAACCATCGTATGCGCAACCAAACATTGCAAGACCAAATCGCACAAGCTACCACCGTTGCCGGAGTAGCTGCTGTAATGTGGTAATAATAATTTTCAATCTGTAAATAAAGGGAGCTAGCAAATGAACGACGATAGACGTGCACATGAACGCCTAACTGTTCTCGAAGATAGAGTCACCACTCTTGAAAATGGGATGTCCGAAAACACTGCCATAACTAAAAGAGTTGATGCCAATACGAAAGAATTGGTTATGCTTCTAAAAGGGGCAAAAGGATTGCGCGCTTTCATTGTGTGGGCAACGCCATTGTTAGCCACAATAAGTATTGCTTTCACTTATATCAAAGGCCACTGGAAATGATTGGCGATTTCGATAAAGCCTTTTCGATAGTAGTTTACGAAGAAGGTGGCACAGACCCTGACCGAGCATACCAATCTCCAGAGCAAGCAATCGCGCGAGGGGACTCCGGTGGGGAGACCAAGTTTGGAATTTCCAAGAAAGCATACCCGAACCTTGACATCAAGAATCTTACCCTTGACCAAGCAAAAGAAATTTATAATTCCGAATACTGGGTCAAAATCAAGGGTGACCAGCTCCCGTGGCCTCTCTGTCTTTTTGTGTTCGATTCTGCAATTAATCAAGGGGTAGATGCTGCGATAAAGATGCTTCAGAAAACTGTCGGAGTTGCACAGGATGGAATCTTAGGTAGAGATACTCTCGCAGTAGCTACCAAAGCAAACCAGTTCAAGAGTGCGCAATTCATGGCAGTTCGAGGGTTGAGGTACACTGGCACGCGGGGTTTTGATGTAGACGGAAAAGACTGGTTTACTAGGCTTTTCGATGTAGCAATGAAAAGTAGCACGTAGCACTCTTTCAATTTTAAAAGGATAGAATCATGAATACTTTTACCAAGCAACAATTGATACACATTGCAATAGGTGTAGTTGCCTTCATAACATGGATTGGTTTATTGGTAGCCAGCCGATTCGTCGCAGATGGAGCCGGATTCTTGGCCACCTTCTCCGATATCATCATGCTGGCCAAGACCACCTGCGTCAGTGCGGTAGCGATTGCAACGGCAGTCGGGAACTTTAATGCGCCGGGAATCAAACCTTCTCCCAAGGTTGTTGCTACCTCTGAAATCCCTGCAGTTTCAAGTCAGGCTGGTTTCATTCAGGTGCGCTTGATGGTTTTGTTGGCAGTTCTTTCAGTTGGCGCTTTTGGCTTGGCCGCTTGCAGTTCTATTACCGGACCTCAGGCTACTACCCAATCCGCACAAGTCAGTTATGTTCGCGCATGCACCGCTTATGGGGCAGCATTCGAGGCAGCACTGCACGCAAGAGAAGCCGGCAAGCTGACGTCAGCTCAAATCAGTCAGGTGGGGCAAATTGATAAACAGATAACCCCAATTTGTACCGGACAGCTTCCCACTGACCCTGTGGCAGCTACTCAACAGATCACAGCTGCTCTGACTAGTTTGGCTGTACTCGGGGCAGTCAATCACCTCAGTAAGTAATCCAACTCTTTTCTAAAAAGGAATCATCATGTCCGAACAACAGAATCAAAATGTGGTGGGTGATACCATCAAACAAACAGTCGAAGCACTGGCTCCTGCTATCATAGCAGCCGGTGTAGCTTCGAACCCGAATGCTGCTGCCATTGCATCGCTGGCACCAGTCGCCCTCCAGTTCCTCCAGAGCGCGACAGCCTTGCAACAAGCTGGCGCACTAAGCCCTGAACAATTGGCCTATATGTTCAGCAGCATGGGTCAAGGGATTCAATCCACTCATGATAAATGGGCAGCGATGGATGCTGCGGATGCTGCCAAAAAGATGCAAGGTGTCAAGTCCCAAGGTTGAATGATGATTTCCGACCTCGATGCCGCCAAGCTCTGCCTAGCTGCCTATACCGGTAAATCTGCTGGATGGGAGAAGTGGTTGGATGTTGGCGGTGTCGTGGCTGGAATCAAAAAGGTTGCCGATATTACCATTGTTGCCTTTAGGGGTTCTGACTCCTGTGAAGATTGGTTACGAGACCTCGATGAAGTCCCAGAAGAGCATCCGGACCTTGGATATGTCCATTCTGGATTTCTGGAAGGTATGGACGCGTTTTACGGCGTTTTACGGCCTTTGTTGAAAGGGGATATATACTTGGTAGGGCACTCCCTCGGCGCCGCGCATGCGTGCATTCTAGCCGGCCTAATGGCCGAACATCCGCCGAAGCGATTATCCCTTTTCGGGTGCCCACGGCCGGGATTCGAAGAATTGCGTAAATTGGTGATGAAATCTTGGCCAATGATTACTTCTTACCGCAACAGGGATGACCCCGTCACAGAAGTTCCCTACCTGCTAGGTTTATATGAACACATCATAGAACCTACGCGCCTTTTCTCACCGACCAATCCGCTCAATCCGGCATCGGAACATTCGATATATCTCTATATCGAAGCACTTCAGAAATAAAGTTAACCGATTGGCAAGATTAATCCCGTCGAATGTCATGCACTTGGGGGAAACGGTTCCCAGCACATCCAGCCCTTTGCCGTCTAGAAGAGGTTAGCCTTCTGTATCCGAGTTTCCCCCAGTTTAATTGTGGTCAGAGTCCATCGGGTTTCGGAGTTGGGCCATTATCTTTCGATAACAAGTCCATCGCTTCCCGTACCCATGGTCCAGTCCCCAACGAAGCAAAAACATCTGTTGCGACTTGCTGAACCAGTATGGGCGCTTAAACGGCCACGTTCGGTCTCGGATAGATTGGGCGGCAAACTCGTAGAAAGTTTCTTCCCTGAATTGAGCAATGCCGCAGGATACCCCATCGTCACCACAGTGGAATCGCCCAGACTTGGTTAGGTGCTGTCCGCTGCTTTCACAGAAGACAATCTTTTTGACCAGCCAAGGATTCGCTGCCTGCGCTGAAAAGGTGATTGCCATTAAAATTGCAAATAGAAATATCTTCATCCTAGTACTCCAGTTAATAAGAACATCACAATAACAACACCAGCTACTACAAAGACTACCCAGTGTATGTCATTGTGCCCTTGATAAACTTCCCAGCCCTTCATTGGTCGCCCTCCTGTTCAAGTTGTTCAACAGACATGGTTTCTGCTTCAACTATGTTGGCGGCTCGTTCTTTCCAGTATGCTAGTGCCCCTTTTGAAAGAACCAAGCCGGTGTAAATAGGAGCATCAATTCCCCCTCTGAAAGATGCTTCCGCGCCATCCCGGAGCTTGCTCAAATCTTCGTCCGGGATATTCGAGAGGTATTCTTCGAAGTTAGTTTTCTCGAACGGGTAGTAATTCTCAGCCAGATTTTCCTTATCCTCCAGCAAGTAGGCAACCTTCGAATTGATGAGACGTGTTCTTTGGTTTTCATAGAATGTGCGGTTTTTCATTTCATTTCTCCTATTTCCTGCCCTGCCCCATATAAGGGAGGGCAATTTTAAATTTGGTTGCGAGCCGTATGCTAGGCTGGATTTTGGGTCAACCTTCGACACTTCTCAAGGTATCTTGTCCATCGTTGGCAAGGGCACCAATTATTCGCATCACAGCATGATTGCTACCGACTACTGCAAAGAAATTGCGTTGGTCAAATATGGCAACGCAATCTTGGCTAATACCAATGTTAGTTGTCATGACGGTCAAACCGGCAATTTTGGCAGCGGCTTCGAGTTCTCTGCGATTGTTGTTGAACAAGGCTTTCATTTCTATCTCCTGAGTTAATTAACGATGGATAGATTATGAGGCAACAGACTCCTCTTGGCACGCACTTTCGTTATCTTTTTCAACCTTTTTTAAATACCCGATATCATACAAGATTCTTGTTGATTCTTCTTCGTATCTAGGGTAGTCAATATCATCAGGGAATTCTGCCGGCAAGTCCATGCAAGGCTTCGCACCAGTAGTGAGCGCCACCTTATTCCCCGTTTTCGCGTAGATGATATCGCCTTGTTCGCCGACAGCAAAATACCATCGGATCACTTTGCCAAGGAAGATCCCACTGACCACCGGATTGCCCGGTTCCACTGGGTCACCTTTAACTGCCCCTCCTGAAACGGCGCGCATGGTAGTGAACTTGGTAAGGTCTCGACATTCCCTTATTGTATCTATCAGCGGCTTTCCTGTGGCAATAAAGTTCTTAACTGCCTCTACACAGATTTCATTGACAGCATTCTTTTTCGGCGCAGTTGGCCCGTAGGCTCCTTTTAGTTTGAACTGCTTCCCCTTCTGTGGGGTTTCATAGACTGCAATGTAGTTGTTAATGTCTCGACTGTAGGTTGCTTTGTACCGAACTTCTTCAGTGCTGAAGCCGGTATCTTTTTCCCACTGTTTAACAATCGCATTGAATTCTGTTTCCATCCGGCGCAAACATTTAACAACGATGCCGTCCGTATTGATTGAGGTAACTTCGATGCCGGACAGTTCGAATCGCTCAGCCAACATGAGAATCGAAAGCTGCCCAGTGACCGTAACTTGAATCATTAAATTCGGCGCATACACAATTGACCAAGGACTACCTAGTTTACCGAATGTACCGTTCGCTACAATTTTCAAACATTCTGCGACGATTATGTTACCGGCCTCTTTTGCAGAAACCCGTTCCACCACTATCCCGTTATACACCAGCAAGAAACTTTGCCCGAGATTGGCAGGTGCCATACCAGCATTGAGAATCATCCTCGGGTAGTATGAAGTCACATCAGTATCTGCTATAAAGTAATCAGCATCTGCTAGGTGCGCAATACTTTTTTCTTGGCTGTGCAACCCTCCGATACCAAATTTATATTTGCACTTACCCATCTCAATGACCAGTTCCCCAAGTTCAGGAGGCATGATGGTCGAACCGTTTTCATGGATGACGAAGTTTGCATTCCGGACTAATCCAAGAACATAGTTCATCAATTCTGACTGGTATTTGATGAAACTTGGAACTTGGTATTTGTAACTGGTTCCAGGTGGTATTTCAGTTCTTGCTAAATGCTTCCGCCCAGTAGTACGCCGGACCTCAGACCCGATGATGGCTTCTGCCATCTGAGCATCTGATAAGGACCGAAGGTCGATACCATACCGGAGCCCCATTTGCTCACGAAGCTCAATTTGTGGCAACACTGCATTGTAAAGGATGATGGTGTTGTCAAGGTCGTTGATACAATACCGACGAAGAATTGCAATCTGATTTTCTGATAACACTGTACCTGGTTCAAAAGGCAAATCTTGCAATCGTGGAGCATGCAATCTACCAGCACAGACTTTCAAACCTGGCGACAACGCGGTCAGCTCAATCAGGTCAATTTGATTAACGACCAGCTTCTTGACCTTGAACTTCTTGTAAACATCCTGCGGCCGAAGATTCTGCTGAATGAGCATATCTGTGGCTATCCACAAAGCTTCCGAACTGTTGTCAGCAAGCGCAACCGCTGTTACCGGAAAGTCGAACTCGAGGCCGTTAAAGTCGACTAGCAGGAAGTTATCCAGAATCCATCGCAGCTTCGGGATGTCCAAGGAGTAAGCATAGCCGAGCTCAAGGTATGTGACTTTGCCGCTGTCGATTCCCTTGAAGGCGAACAGGCAGTAATTGGGGTAAACCTCAATGTCGAAGACTAGCCGTTCTTTGTTCAGCGAAGCCTGATACAGCTCCATATCCTGATAAAGATCAGGGACCCATGCTCGGGCCTCTTCTAAGCCAGGCAAATAGTCGGGCCGAGTCCAGAACCGCTCCGGTGGGATTGATTTCGGTTTCTCTTTCTTGGGAGGTTTAGGTGGAGGCCGGTCATCCCACCAAAGTCCGCAGAGGTCCGCGCGGGCCATTACTCTCTGAACCCGATAATGGCTCCCCGCAGATTGTCACCATGGAAAAGACAAGGGCGCGGGTAAGTGGTGAAGTCGATTGTTTTTATATTTTTACCTAGCAAGAGAAGTTGTTTAAAATTGAAACATCCCCCTGCTACCGGAAGACCTGGAACTTCTATGGCTGCCCCATCTCCTTCCACCAAACTGGTACAAGCTGACCCATTTTTAAAATAGATTCTACCTAGGTCATCTACGAATGGCGCAAGGTTTTCAACAGCTGCCCACAATTCGGTTGGCATCGGAACTTGCTGGCTCTCAATTTCAAGAACCCGACTCAGGTCTGGCCATTCAGCAGAATAGGTTTGAGTGCTTAACCAACGATTCTCAGGATAGTGAAAAGTTACTCGATTTTCAGTAACCTGAATGCGGATAGGTTCTTCCGCAATCCTAACTAACTCGAGCACTGCAGACCGAGGGATGTTTACATCAATAGGAAACGGGCTCGCCATCCAATGTTCAATCAGACAAATGTTATTTGTGGCGAATGCCGATTGCCCTTTGAACAAAATACCCCTCGCCCACGGCTTCGAAGCGTCCTCGGCAATGAAAGGGGCAAGGGTTTTTAGTACTGCTAGCATGCTGCCGTTTAAAGCTATCTCCGTGCCTTCTGGGGCTACGTCTGGGAACTCGGTTGGGGAGCATTCGATGAATGCTTTAAACTTGCCCGATTTGATGGACAGCCGACCTGCTGGGGTTACATGGAGTTGGACCGTTTCATCCTTGCAAGTTTGAATCGCTTTGATAAACGGGGCAGCTTTGGGGCTGACATCCAAGTCCAGGTCGATGGGGCAGCACAACCCTAGCATGCCGTTATACCCGCGTATAGTGCCATTCTCTATGCGGAAATGCATGAGCTCGGGGACAAAATCTTTCGCAGCAACTGCCCCTTGAACGAATTTAAGTGCCTTGAGCATTTTTACCCCTGCTTGAAAGTTAGTCGCTTGAACTCGCGAAGGAACGCTGCTTTGCTTGTTTGATTAGTCCAAGGGAAGATTTTATCTCTAAGAGGAGTAATACCAATGATGGGTTCCCACACATCATCGTGGGCCGGCATAAGGTCTCGCTGCTCGGTGGCAAGCATAACTATGTCGGCATGTTTCACTTCTTCGGGGAGGTTCGAAGGTAAACCGAATCTCTCGAAGATTGCTTGTTCGGTTTTCGCTTCTAGCTTCATATATTCAGGCAAAAGCTGTTTCAACGGTTTAGTGATATCACCGAGGAATGCTTCAGCAGCATCATGCAGAAGGGCATGAAGTGCCATGTCTGGATTAATGTCTCCTACTATCCATGATACATAGACGCTGTGTTGGGCAACACTATAGAACCTTTCACAGTGCCCACCGAAACGACAGATATTAGATAACGCATGGGCAATATCATAGATAGTGTAAACATTGTTCTTCGGTTCAAGGAAATTGAAATAGTTGCCGGATTGAATCAGTATGTCGGGACGAATCATAACTTACTCCTAGAATAACCCTTGTTGGTCCGGAACGAAAACCGGGTTCGGTCCTTTTTCTTCCGTAATGATATTACCAAGTTTGTTAAACGCATACATATTATAAGTCCAACGGCCCAAGTATAATTCTTGGACTCTGTCCATGTCAACCCCTTCGGCGATTAATTTCGCCTCCACGGCTGCTCTTTGCGGAGCCGGTATTGTGGTTAAATGTTGCCCTTCTACCCTGCGCTGTGGGCTCTGATTAGAAACATTCAATACCCTAGCTTCCGGCAATAACAACATGCCCCCTACTCGGGCAATCTGAACCCATGAAGAAGAGTCGACAGAATACCATGGATATCTCCGCATCAGTTCTGGCGTAGTCAATCCAAACCCGTGAACCTTAACCTTCGGGTGCCCAGCATCATCGGTTAGGTATTTTTCCCAAAGTTCATCCAGCCACAGTTTCAACTGCCAAGTGGATTGGGCCACCATTCCACCTATAGTAATGTAATCGTAATTAGCAACATAGTACTCGAGATAGCGAGGGTCTTCGCCAAAGTGGAAGCAGGGTAACGGTTTAACACCCATCGCTTCCATTGCCTTTTGATTCTGATAAGTTCCAAGTTCATTTCCAATATCATCCATGACGGACGCCAAGAGCGTTCCATCATCCTTGCGAATGATGTCGTCGTTTCTTTTGATGTATTCGCAATAGGCGGCAATGTCCACCTTCGCTCCCAGTGACCACATGGAGAACGCCCCCGAGTCGAGGAAGACTTGGCGACCATCCTCCCGAATCATATCCACCGACCGTTGCCGGCCAATGTAGTGGAATGATTCGAGGAGATTGCCGTCACCGGCTGCTAGCCGCTGCTTCTTTTCATTCTCGGTTAAACGTTCCCAAAGGGTGCCACCGATTTTGAAACCGGCAGTGTAGATGCCGGCGTTATACAGTTTCACTTTTACTTCCTTGCCAACATCATGAACTCTGCACGGGCCTCAGGAACTTCTTTCAATACCCCACGCAGGGCGCTAGTTACTGTTTCATGTCCCTGCTGGCAGATGCCTCGGGACTCCATGCAAAGGTGACGGGCTGTGATGATTACGCCAACACCTTTAGGATTGAGGTTGGTCCAGATTGCTTCGGCTATTTCATTGGTCAGCCTTTCCTGAACTTGGAGTCGGCGCGCGAAAATATCCACTACTCTGGATATTTTAGACAGGCCAACTATTTTCCCGTTTGGTATGTAAGCGACTGTGGCTCGACCGAAGAATGGTGCCATGTGGTGTTCACAATGGGTATAGAACGGGATATCCCGAACGATGACCATTTCATCGCATCCGTCTGCCCCATCTTCAAACACCTTGAGGATGTTCTTCGGGTCCAGCTTGTATCCAGATGTCCAATGTCCCCAAGCCTTCGCAACACGGTGGGGAGTTTCCAGCAATCCACCTCGGCTAGGGTCTTCCCCGACAAACTGGAGCAGGCGACGAATGTTGTCTTCAATACCACCTTCAGCAGTTGCCTCCCATGGAAACACCACCCACTTGCCGCGAAAGGCATCCGCAGCACAATCGGTTTTATCGATAAGTGCATAGAAAGGTTTTTCCGGAAACTGGTCACAAATGCGCTTCATGGTTTCACCGGAATCAATGATGTCATCCACGAAGAAATCCGCTTTTTCTGGGGTATCGGCTGCTGTGATATGCAAACCATCTGGCGCTGCTGCCATGATGGCGTACAATGCAGGAATGCCACCGCGGGGTATGGCATAACCTTTGAGAGGCCGGTGGTACTGGAAATGGTCTGCGATTTCATCCACTGCCACCTCTGCAAGGTGGGCAATATCTTCGTTATTCAAAATCAGTTTTTGTTGGTCGGACATAATTTAGAACCCTTTTTTAGTATATGAAACGGAGCATTTACGAGTTTCCTCAATTATGCATTTAACCAAAACAACCCCAGTGCCGGCAAGCTGTTTCGGACCGATTGTGTTGACAAGATACTCGGCCATGTTTTCAGCGGTAGGATTGAAGGGGGTCCAGACGAGAGAACCGTCTAACATGGCAACGGCCGACCCATCGAAATCATTAAGATCATCTCTAGTCGCTAACGAAATACGTCTCATGAAAATATCATCCTCCCATGCCAAGAACTTATGATCCCAGTTGTTTTCCAGCCACATACAGAGCTTTTCTTTGATGACCCCGAAGTCCATCACCCGGCCAAGTTTGTCAAGGGCAACCTCCTTTTCGGATAAGCTCAAACCTTCAGGGTCCCCAAGTTCATTCAGTTTGGATTGTACATCCATCTGGACACTGAAATGAACGCGATAGTTATGCCCGTGAAGGTGTTGGCACTTTGATTCATGGCCATGTACTCTGTGGCCAACTGAGAGGTCGTGGTAACGGTCAGCGGTTATCATACTGTTTCACCTCCGACCAGACCAGTGTAGTTCAAAGTGTTAGGCAATTCCATCAAACCTTCGCGCCATGCTCTTACCACAAGTGGGTCAGGCAAGCCGGCATCTTGGAAGCCTTTTGCGCGCAGCACATTCGAGTGGTTCATATCGGTCGGGGGATACTTGCCGTCATAGCTGGTATGTGTGTATGCCATCGCCTCCCAGCACTGGGGCATAGCTTTTGCCGCCAAGACCGTTTCGGCTTTACTGGAGCACATCAACGGAGCATGAATCCGGAAGCGAGGGTTGCCTTGGTCATCGAGAGTCCCGAGGGCGAGGTTTGCCATCTTTTCGAACTGTGCGCGGAATGCTTCAGTACAATCCGGATAGTTGGCATTGTCTTCCTGACAGATGCCTGTAACCAGATTATCACAACCCAAAGCCACCGCACGATTCATGGCCAAGATAAAGAAGAAGGGATTGCGCATAGGGACAAAGGTCAACTCCACTCGGTCACCGATTACCTTTTCCATTTGTTCGGCGTTTTCATATTGCTCCAGTTCGTTGCCGCTGGTCAGAGGAGAAGATGATTTTAAAACTCCAGGCAGGTGGATTACCTCGTGGGATTTAACCCCAGCCATTGCCGCTACTTTCTTGGCGGCTTCAACTTCGATTATATGACGCTGTCCATAATCGACGGTTATGGCATGGACTTCGTCGAACTTCAACCCGGCCCAGAAAAGGGTAGTAGTTGAATCTTGACCTCCGGAAAGGATGACAAGTGCTTTAGTAGGTGCTTTTTCCATTTCAAGGTACTCCTATTAGTTTGTGATTTTGCAATTGTAAGGTGTATCCAAATTCCATCACGCTGTTAACTGTGGTATTTAGATTCTCACGGTTCTTTCCTTCATCTCCTTCATCAGCAGGTTGAACCAAGACCATGCCTTGAAATCCCACAGGGGGACGTGCCAACCTGCCTCCGCAAGGATGCTTCAATGCTGACATTGGAAGTCCGTCTACATCTGAAACATCCTCCGAACAAATGACATACTTTAGGGTTTGGATGTGGGGAACTAAATCCTTGTTGATGGAACCTGTCTTCGGGCTGCATACAACTATGATGTCTTCGTAGGGGAGGTCTTGATAGAGGGTGCCATTGGTTTCGAGTTGAACTCCGAATCCATCTTCAAGCAGGGCTTCGATTGCCGGCCGCAGGTTTTGGCGAAAGGGTTCCCCACCTGTAATAACCACAAGATAGCCCATGTTAATTTCAACCCTTAACGCCGTTGCCATCTCTGAAGCAGCCCAGTCAGGCAGGTTAGGGGTAGCAGCGTGTTCTACGGCCTTTACAAGCTCGTTTGGAGCCATTAAACCGCCATGTGAAGTGTATTCGGTATCGCACAGGGGGCATTGGAGGTTGCATCCCCATAACCGGACAAAGATTGCCCGTTGCCCGGTGAAAGGACCTTCGCCCTGTATAGTTTTGAAAATGGAATGGACTTTGAGTGAGCCGTCCACGGATGTAGATGGCTTTTCGGGCGGTTGGATATTCACGGGTTACCTCCGTATTTATAGGGTCCCCATTATAAGGCAATCACCCTTGTATTCAATAGGGAACCTTGAACCCTCCTCACAAAAAAGAAGCCGGCAGGGGGCGCCGGCTTTAAAGGTTTGATGTTGATGTTTCAGCGTTTGTCTCTCCCCCGATAATCCACTCATCCTTGTCAGATTGGTTTTAACCTACCCGTCCGGCCTCTTGTGTGCTTTCGCCCTCGGGGCTAGCGGGGCTACCTGAACCGTTCCCTCAAGAGTACGTCTACCGCTCAAGGATTTGGCACCACGTCAGGCACTTGAAACACCAACAGGTCGATCACATTTCACCCTGCACAGGGGACGTGGTCCATGAGCATACCCTTGACCTATCCGTCATGAAATGTGACCGCCTCTTGGTACTTCTCTTTTGGGAAGTTCCTCCGCCTCTATTTCTGCGCCGGTTGGACGATGCCCGAGTTCGATCGTGGGTTTCCCCTTAAACGTTCGTCTCCTATTGCTTTGCCAACTTAGACCAGACCTCATCGAGGCTGAGGAACTTCCGAAAAAGCCTCCCCCGAAGGGGAGGCCTGCCAACAACCACGAAGGCACTGTTGACTTGTTACTCAGCTTGCTGCTGGCTCGGTTGCAGGGGCCGCTGCCGGTGCCTTGGCTGCTTTAGCTGCTGCCTTGGCGGCGTCCTTGGCTGCTTTGTCGGCTGCTTTTTTGGTATCCTTCTCAGCTTTGGCTGCTGCCTTGGCTGCTTCCTTTTCTTCAGCAGTTTGCTTCGGTGCAGCAGGTGTAGCCTTCACACCATTGAACTTGCACCAGCGGCCGAACTGGGTTGCAGCTGTGGTCACATTGATACCTTCGGCTTCAGCAGCCTTCAGGACATCCGCACGTTTGGCAGGTGCCTTGGCTTCAGCTGACTGCGCATCGGCGATTTCCCAGATACGGCCGGTTGCAGTATCTGCGCCAGGACGGGTAACACCGTTTTGTTCGATCTTGGGTACCTTCACCGGTGTGACAGGTGCGGTTGCCTCAGGTGCTGCGGTTTGATTCTTTTCCATTTTGATTCTCCTTGAACGATGATTAATGATTTTAAAATTACGGGTCGAATGTTTAACTCGTGGAAAGGATATTAACCTTTGAAACATGCTACGGCAAGTTCCTTTCCACTTCTTTCTAGATGCCTTTTGCCTTCTTCCATTTTGCATATTGTGTCGCTGCGGTTGAACCATTGATACCTGCTGCTTCACATGCCGCGATTACATCAGCACGGTTGGGCATTTGGTTCCCGGCCTTTTCGAATTCAGCATCCGCCAGTTCCCAAACTTGACCAGTCGTACTCGTGGCCTTTGGGCGACTAGGTGGTGCATTCGGGTCCTTCTCTTCTTTGGGAACCGGAGTAGTAGGGTCGTCCAGATTGATACCGAGGCGCTTAATTTCCCGCATCAGTTCTTCAAACGTCTTACCATCCTGCTCTATCTTCTGAACCACTGCCAGTGCATTGCGAACCAAATCTTCGTATGCATCAGGTGGGGTTTCCTGAGTCAAGTCCCAGTACAGATATTGGAGGTTGAGCTTTTCCAATTTGGAAAACCCGCGCCCTTCTACTGGTGGGGCAATAACTCTGCGCCCTTGTTGTTTGAATATATGTCCCCACAGGGTAACACATTTCAGGTCTGCAACCTTCAGTATTTTGGTGCCTTTGGGGGTAGTTACATCAATCAACATATACATAACAGGTCCCGGTGGTGGGTTAAATGTACGAATACTTGCCATGATTATCTCCTAGAAATTTGGTAGTGAAAAGAGGCGGAGCGAACCCCGCCACCTTTATTGCTTAGCAGCAGCTTGTTGTGCTTCGCGCTCTGCCATTTCCTTTTGGATACCCAGCCATTGTTGATACTGAGTACGGGCCGTATAGTATGCGATGCCTTGGGCAACACATTCTGCCAATACTGCGCCGCGTTTCACATTGGGGTTCGCATCTTTCATGTCGCTGGCGATGCCCCAAACGCGCTTGCAAGGATGGTCGATTTCCGATTTGTGAAGGATAGGGCCATTTACTTTCTTCGGTGCCGGCTTGGCTGGCTTTTCGGTTGCGGCTGGCAGGTCTGGGCCAAATTCCCCATCGCAGGCCATGCACCAGAATTCCTTCTCTTGGGTTTGAACAACGTGCTTACCGTTAACTTCATCCTCGTGGATGCCTACCCCATTGTCGAGGTGGATACCGCAGTGGGGGCAACGATACAGGCCATGTGATTCGAAAGCATAAGGCTTCGAACCGGCTTCATCTTCGGCGCGTTGCTCGGCGGCAAGTGCTTCTGCATCTGGGAGGGCAGCTTCCGGAACCACAATTTCAAATTCGACTTCCGATTTGTTTTTGACGCTGCCTACAAGTTTGTCTGCGGCTTTTGCATCGCGAGCGGCTTGGCGAGATTTGTAGGCGCCGACCAAGTAATCTTCGTTGATAATTACCCATGTTGCTGATTGCAGGGCGATGGAAGCGGCTGGTGTGATTTTGATTGCATTCATTTTAATTCTCCTAAGTGGTTGTTGGTTGTTTATGAACCGGTGGTTAGTTCCCCCTGTTCATGTGCCCATTATATAGAACCAAATCATTGTGGCACGCTTTTTCGCAACTTTTTTTCAGGAGATTGATGCTAATTCTATAAGTGATTGATTTAGAACGGGATATCACCTTCCCATTCCTTCCCACAACTGAAAAGAATTACGTTTATCGGGGGCACCACCCCGAATTTAGTGCATTTAAACGCATCAGGTTCCTTTGTATATATGTTGTTATTAGCATATAAACAGTTGGCACAACTCCGCATCCTCTGCGCTCCGATTAGAAACTCTACCACCGTCTTAACCGCTTCATGCTTTTCGGCAATCATTTTTTCTCCTTAACAAAACCAGTTGTCCCAGTGTAACTGTACGCAAGTATTTCATCATATTTTGGTTTGAGCCAAACCCGAATGTGTGTTGGGATACGCAATGAATCTACATCCAATAATGCAGCCGCTGTGCTGACCGGTGGTTCTGCATCAGCACGTTCGCGCCACCAGTCCCTAGCCTTCTTACCTGCGAACCCTTCGTGCTCCAAACAAACATATTCTTTGAATAGCCGGAGTCCACAAAAATAACTTACTTTGATGGAATCAGGCCGGTCCTGTTTTTGATGTAAAGCGTAGGTTACTCGCTCAACCGGAAACACCTCCGTCACCGGCGCATTGGCTGCAATCAATTCCGCCGTGCTGGCATAGTATCCAATCTTAACCTCTTTCGGGAACTCTGCCCCACAGTGAACACAGAACCTGACGCTCGCATGATTATAGGTATTACACATTGGGCAAACTTTTACCGGAGCAGTACCACCACCGCCCTTCCCCCTTCGTTTCGGAAGCATGGGGTCATTGACTGGGCCAAGCCTTTTTGTGTTGCCGGCAAAGTCCATTACCAAACAATTTTGTTTGCCGCTGTTGGCAATGGCTGCGAGCCTACCTTCAACTGCCCCAAGGTCATATCCTGGTGCATAATCCGGACGGGTGCCGCGCCCTAGCATTTGCACCCACAACGATGGAGATTGGGTGGGACGAAGCATACCAATCAAATCGATGGGAGGATGGTCGTACCCTGTGGTCAAAATCCCATTGTTCACTATGGCTTGATATTTGCCAGCTTTGTGCGCGGCTATATTGGCATCTCGAGTCTTGGTATCCATTTTCGAATGGACGCAAGTTGCAGATACTCCCAAGCTATCGAGCATGGCTGCTACATGGACCGCGTGCTCTATTCCAGAAGCGAAGATGAGCCAACATTTTCGGTCGTGCCCGTATTCAAGCATTTCCTGCATCGCGCCGTAGGTTACTTCGTTCTTGTCAACCGCCTCCTGCAATTCGTTTTGTTTATATTCCCCACCGTGCATATGAACACTGGAGATGTCCAACTCAAAGTTCGTTCGCTTTGGGACAAGGGGAACCAGATATCCTTGTTCAATGAACCAATTGAATCCTACCAAAGTGGTCATATCAAAACAAGTATCTGTAAACAACCCACCTTCATCTGTGAGCATCCCATGCCCTAAGCGATACGGGGTAGCGGTAAATCCAATTACCTTGAGCAGGGGATTCAAGACCTTTAACCCTGCAATAATTTGCTGATACATAGTGGCATCATTCGGAGATAACAAGTGGCACTCGTCTATGAGTAACAAATGTATCTGTCCGAATAATTCCGGAGTCGCTCTTGCCACAGTACCCACCCCGCCAAAGGTAATAGGATAGTGGAAATCCTTGCGCTTTAACCCCGCGGAATAGACCCCTGCCGGCGCTGTTGGCCATACCCGTAACAACTTGTCCAGGTTCTGTTCGATAAGCTCTTTAACATGGGTTAATTTCATCACCCGAGTCGAAGGATAGTATTCCAATGCCCGTCGAATGAATTCGGCTATAACAATGGATTTACCCGTCCCAGTGGGCAGAGCGACAATAGGATTACCTTGCCCACCGTTTGCGAAGTATTCGAAGATGCCAGTTACGGCCGCATCTTGGTAGTCACGAGGTTTCATGCTTTTATGATAGCGTTCATTTCGTAGAATTTGCACCCTGCTAGTTGTTCAGCTTGGGTGAGTTCGGACAGCTTACTGATGTGCTTGCAAAACCATTTCCCATCATCCCCGATTCTCGAATTGACACAAGTCCTGCAGTTATGTTCTGGGAGCTGCTTTAAATGGCACAGTTGTTGATGGTCGCAGAATTTGCACTTATAGAAACCCGGAGTATTGCTGATGCGGGGCGGTGGTTCATGTGAGTCTATAATCATAGCAGACCGGTCAAGATACCGTTGGTATTGGGTTGGGTCAAACTCAATTATCTCCATGTGAAGGGCATCAGTGTTTTTATTGACCGCACAATATAATCCCCACTTGAGGTCATTCTTACCCATATATATTTGCATCTGGATAAAGTGTTCCCACTTAGCTGCCAATACCCCTTCTGCAACCAATTTCAAGAAAGACTTTTCTCCGTGCGTTTTGAATTCACCTAGTGCCGGAAGATTGTCTGGGATGTCGGGGATGCCGGCAGCAACCGCATCCATACTGCCTCCGAAGTGCCCACGGTGGCCAGTTATGCGGAATTGTTTTCCATTGGCATCTACTTGCCAGACTTGGCACCCTATCATCAACAATAAGGCAACCATCCGCGGTTCCTCGAGGTGGCCCCGATTAAATAAACGAAGCATACGCCCATCGAAAGTTTTCTTGGTACACCAACGAAAGCTGTACCAAAGCTCACGAGCACATTCCCTGCCAATCAACGATGCGCCAAGGTGGGCACGGAACGACTCTTCCTTTGTGGAATAGGCATCTCCAGCAAGTGGCATTAATTGCCCAAGCAGTCCGCGATACTTTGCGCCTTGGTCTTTTTGGAATGCGGCTTCAATTGCAGCGAGGGTTTTGACCGCGATTTTCATTATGATGTGCCGGTTGTAAGTTTGGAGAGCTCCGTCAGTGTTAAACCACCGGACGATGATGGGACTGTGCCCGAGCTCACCAAACCCCCCTCTCGCGAAGGGAGCCGGTATTACTCTACTACTTAACGAGAACGAGCCACGGTGGAGTAGCTGCCCGTGTTGCGGGTGCTGCCGCCGCTACTAGCGCCGGTGCTGAGGCAGGTGCCGGAAATGCCGGTGCAGGAAAGGCCGGCGCTGCGGCTGCGACTGGTGCTGCGGCTGCGACTGGTGCTGCCGGTGCCGGAAATGCTGGTGCTGCCGCTGCAGGTGGTGGAGGAGCCGATGCGGTAGCCCCGCCTGCCCCTTCGACTTCCTTGTAATCCTTGACCTCGTTGCTGGGGCCATGATCCTTGCCATCCGAAGCATCTTTCGCAGCAACCGCAGGGCGTACCGCAACCTTCAGCATCAAAGGACGGTTGTGGAACTGCGAGCTGTCTGCCACCTGGATGACATTGACCGCATGGCAAATTCCCGACAGCTTGCGATACGCGATTTCAACAGCCGCAGGATTCTTGTTGCCCAGATTCAGGTTGTCATAGATCTTGCGGCCATTATACTCGCCGCCCATAACAGTGAATTCGCATTCGAGATATGAGCCATCGTTTGCCTTGGTCGGTTTGGATTCAGAAGCCGACATGATGACCGGATACCATCCGGCCGGAAGCGGTTCGTTGTCGCCAATCGGTTTGACATTGGTTGAGTCAAAGTTCAATATT